GATAGCGAAAGCGATAACGGAAAGACGCTAGGAAAAATTGCAGCCGAGGCGAACGATACGGGCGAAAAGATTGGAGAACTGTTAAAGACCGATCAGACGGCGTTGAGTTTTACTAAAGACATCGCTAAGAATACGGGCGATCAGGTTGACACGGCAAAAAAGCAATTACAAGCCGATGCCGAAGCCGCAAGAGAAAAGAAAGCGGGTGGAAAAAGCGGTGCAGAACATCTTAATACCGAAAAAGCAGGCGATCACGACAGTCGCCGCGAAAAGGAAGAAAAGGAAGAAAAGGAAAAAGGAGGCATAGGAAAGTTTCTTCTAGGTCTTCCTACAATGCTTGTTATGATTGCTGGATTTTTGTTTGCATTCGTTAAAGGTGCAGCACAATCGTACATAAACTTTTTTAAGCAAATGTTCCAAGGGATTAAATCTGGCGCACAATTGTTCATAGATGGATTTGCTTATATTGGCAAATCAATTACGAATTTTGCCCAGAGATTTGTCAGCGGAATATTCACTAGCGAAGGCGCACTCTTTAAACCAGTATTGGACTTCCTAACAGGAAAAATAAAGAGTATTTCTGCACACTTTGCCGACTTCAATGAGACTGTGATTGGAAAACTAGCCTCAAAAATTGTCAAACTTGCAAAAGGAATAGGAAACTTTTTTGAGTTTATCGGAAAGAGTATAGCCAAACCCTTTATCAGTCTTGGAAAAAACCTTTATGAGATATTTAGCCCCATAGGGAATAAATTCTTTAAGTTTTTTGAGGGATTGGACAATTTTGTACAGTTTGCATCTAAACCACTAGCAGGACTTGGTACAAAAATATCCAATATGTTTAGTGGTATTGGCAGATTGTTTGGAGGTGGAGCAGCGGCTATAGAAGGAGCCGAAGTTGGCGTAGGTTTCTTTGCTAGAACTCTTTCCAAGATTGGTGAGTTTTTCACAGGAGGAAAAATACTAGGAACTTTTGAAAAAGCATTTGTTTTTGGCGAGAAACTAGCAGCAAAAATTCCATTCCTTGCACTCATTCCCACAATAATAGATACGGTAGTGTCTGCATTCAAGAAGTTTGATACCGAGGGTATGAAGGGTGTATTTAAATCAATCATAGTAGGACTTCTAAAAGGTCTTGCTGCTTTCTTTACCTTCGGTCTTTCCGATTTGGTTTTGGATTTTGACAAAATGTATGAGACCATCTCAAAACCACTTGATGGGGTATTTGATCAAGTTATGGGCATTGTCAAAATCTTTGGTGATGTTTTTGGATGGATCATCGATACCTTGGTTCAAGTTTATAATGGATTCCTGAAACCACTAGTTATGTCCTTGTGGGAAAATGCACTAAAGCCTCTTATGGGTGCATTGGGTGCATTAGGAGATTTTCTAGTTAAAGTAGTATCGCTCGTATTGAAGTTGTTGACTCCCGTATTCAGTATCGTCAAGTTCATATTCAAAATGATTTTCGAGGTAGTAAAAGTAATATGGGATTGGGTGATATGGCCAATTATGAAAACTCTACTTCCTGTGTTTCAAGTAGTGTTCTCGGTAATAGGTTTCTTGTTTGATAGAATGAAGTTGGGATTTGAATATATGTCAGAGGCATTGGACTGGGCTATTGAAGGAATTGATCCTTTCATAGCAGGAATTACTAAATTCTTTGATGATGCGACCACCTCATTTGATTACCTTGGACAATTGGTAAATGATCTTTTACAGCCAGTCAAAGATGTGTTTACAAATATTCTTGGTGGGGTAATGTCAATGTGGGATGCAATCAGACCGTATCTTGAAAAGATAGGAAGTTGGCTTGGTATTGATGTTGGTCCTGCTCCTTCCAATAGGGGAATGATGGGAATTCAATCGGCAGCAGTAGCCAATCCTGCAATCTCCAAGAGCGAATCGGGTTTATCGCCATCGGCAGCAATGTCATCGCCGTCTTCTGCGGCTACTTCTCCGAATCAAATTAGATCGGCAGCAGGAGCAGGAGGCGCAGCAAATGCTACAGTCATGGTTACCAATGCACCAACTACAAACAATGTAGTCAATGGTGGCGGTGGTGGTAGCAGCGCACCGATAATTCTATCGCCAACTCCTGTTCGTCATGCTGATTCTACACGCGCAATGATTGCTTGTTAAACACAACCGCCACCCTTTCGGATGGCGGTCGTTGCGATTGACTGGGATTTTGTTCAGTCCTCTTCTGCCAACTTGCGGAAGTAGGCGAGAGCATCGTCCTCTCCTTCATCTGCCGCTGCTGCCTTTGGAGCGGGCTTCTTGGAAGCAGGCTTAACTGCCTCCTCGGTAGCCTTGTTGCTCTTGGCAAACTTCTGCGACAGAGACTCGCGCACAGGCTCTTCGTCAGCCTTCTTCTCGGGAGCCTCGGTGAAAAGAACCGTGTGCATACGATCCTTCAGTTCGTCATAAGACTTGAACTGATCGGGAGCAGTAAATGCAACAAGCGAATGCTCCTTCTTCCACAGAACCTCAAGTTCCGAATCCTCTCCATCAAGAAGAGCAGAGGGAGAATCAAACGAACTCTTCTCATAGTTGACATAGCCACCGTCACCGATTGTAGCCTTCAACTTGAAGTTGCAACCCTGCCAGAAGTCAAACGGATTGATTGACTTCTCGTCATCAAACTTGGGGTTCATCTTGTCGTTGATCTTCTCAAAGATCTTTGCACCATACTTGAAGAGGAATACCTTGCCCTCGTTCTCGGGATGAGCAGCATCCTTGACGATCAGGATATTGCTGATATAGGTCAACTTGCGCTTGCGGTCACGGGCGACAGTCTTGTCAGACTCAAGTCCGCTATTCCACAGTTCGTTATTGCCTTCGCAGATCGGACACTTCTTGCCGATGGTAGTGGGGCAGTTCTCAATCATCCAACCGCCCTTGCCCTTGAAGCCGTGCGAGAACACGCGCACCCAAGGAATCTCTTCGCCTTCAATTGCGGGAAGGAAACGAATCACGGCATAACCGTTACCTGCCTTGTCGCGCTCAAGCGACCAGAAACGATCATCCTTCTCGTATCCCCCCTTGCTGTTCAACTTCTCCATCTCCTTGGAGAGTTGCTGCGTCATTGTCTGTGACTTCTTCTTTAGGTCTGAAAATCCCATATGTGTCGTATCCTTTCGTGTATTGGTGTGTATGAAGTATGGGTAGTATACAGGTATCTAGCCTGTGGTCAAGTGCTTTCGCACAAGATTTTGCGGACAGATTCTTTGAGAGTTTGAAGATTGGCTGTGTGTTTTAGAAACCCACCGTAGCCAATCATACGCCCTCGCATCTCGTCCCAAACGGGATCGCCCGATAGGGATGACTGCCAACTATTTGTAAATTCAAGCATCTGATCAAGGATACAGAAAGTCTCGGGCGAGATCTTCTTCTGCATCAACAGGCGCAGGATCTTGGGATGGTTCTTGTTCTCGCAGATGAACAACTTGCTCCACGCATCAGGAGTGAAGTTATCGTGAATGGAAGCGTACTTGATGAGTGTCTTGATGTCCTCACCAAACAGATAAGTCAGGCGTTCATTTCGCTTACGCCATTCCAAGAAACGCTGATTGGCTTCTTCGCCAAGCATGGAACCGATCCACATATTGGGATTATCCTGCATTTGTGAAAGCAGGAAGTGAACCATGTTCTCTTCGCTTGTGTATCGCTTCGCCAACTTATCAAAGAAGTGGCGATCCTTTCGGTTCTCAAAAGTCTGTGGCTTCGGAGAGATCCTGCCATAGCGAAAGAAATCATACTTATCTCCTCTGAAGTGAGCCTTCATGGAGACATAGATCTTGTAGGCTTCATAGCCGTTCATAGGGGCAGTTTGGAATCCTTCTTTAGAAGATTGAGTCGTTGACCTTCAATCTTCAGGCGTTCCTTGATTGGTTTACTTAGGAGTTTTGAAACTGTATCAGGTTCTACTCCGTGCTTTTCGCAGATGTGAATGACAGCATCAAGATAGGATGGCTCCTTCTGAATCTTGACAAAATCCTCAACTTCTTTTGAGAAGTCTTGAGTGAGATTTACAATTGAACCCATGCTTACTCCGTATAGGGGATTACACCAATTTCTTGAACAGCACGGCTAATGCCCCGTTCAATCTCTTCTTCGGATAGGAGCATGACAATCTCGTCCCCCTCCTTGCGGAAGATGCGGACGCAATGATAACGAGTGTCCTTGTCCATGTCAACGACATTCTCGTCCTTCTTGGTAAATAGTCCCTTAACCCACAATACTAGTTTCTTTAGCCAGTTCATTCTTAATTTGCTCCTGTAGTTCTTGAAAGTTATTCTTTGACCAATAGAGTTCAATAGACTTCTTCAGCCCCTCACGGGCATTCCTTGAGTCCTCAATAAACTCCTGATCTACGCCACTATCACAAGCAACAAGGATGACTGTTTGTGGCAACTTCTTCTGACCTGTGCGCTCAAGCCACATATGAGCATACGCACACGCCTGTTGAAAGTAGTTTTGAATGTCAGACTTGCGCTTCTCCTTGCGAGATGACTTGAAGTCAATGATTGAAATCTCGCCATCGTAGTCAGCGATACAGTCAAACCGTCCCGCTAGGCGCAGGGTATCCGACCACAGCGATTCCTCTTGACCGTGGATATTGGTGATCTTGTCAAGATGCTTCTTGATAAGCATGAAGAGAGTCTTGTCGCCAAGTGGTGCAGACTTGACGGCTTCATGTTCACCTTTGAGGTAGGCTTCCGTGATTTCGTGGAGTTTGTTTCCACGGGAAATGGCTTGCTGTGAGATCTCCAAGTTCTTTGGATCGCTTCGCCACTTTGCCCAAAATTCCTTCTTCTCAAATCCTGTGACCGTAGTCACCGAGGGATACCATTCGCCAGATGTGGGAGACTGATAGAATCTTCCAAGTTCAGGGATTTCAATTGACCGTAGTCTGGAAAAATTCATTTAGTGCATCCAATCTTGTTTGCTTTTCTTTTTCATATCATTACGAGGGTGGGCTTCTTTGACCTTTGCCATGACTTCCTGCCAACCTTTATCTGGTTTGGTAATACCGATACGAACGGAATCCACAATAGAAGCCGCACCCACAACGATCTCAACCTTTTTCTTACCGCAGGAAGGACACTTCTTCTTTGTTGGTTTCTCCATATCGGCAATACGAAGCATCTCATCAAAGGTATGCCCACAACCCCCACATTTATAATCATAGAACGGCATTCTGCACCTCCTTGTCAGGTACAGTATTTAGGAGCCACCAATCAGGAGTAGGACGATTCGTCCACTTGCCTAACTTTGCCTTGCCGCCAATGTAATACTTCTTGTATGCAGTTACAGAATCGCCTACAACCTTGTATTCGTCAGGCATTGCTTGTGGCGGTTCGCGGAACCCCTTCTTGCCCTTGAGATTCAAGGGAGGATTGCGTAGTTCTTGCCAACAACGATTCACTACAGCATGAGTCTTGCCGTAGCGATGCGTGTATTCCTTGCACAGATGCGTGAGCAATTGGTAGAGCCAAAGATACTGATCTTCGGATTCTCGCGCCCATACAGCAGAAGGATGATTGATATGCGATGCAAGGAACAGGCTTGCATTCATGCGCGGATCTTCCAAAGACCAACGCTTGAGTTTACGATTGTTGACAACGACAACAGACTGCTTGCCGTCAAGAAGACGATGTGCAGTAGACAGTAGTTGCGTGTATTCAAGAATCATCTTTACCGTATGCTTGTCGTTGTGCATACGGGCGCACTTGCTTGGATCGGGATCTAGGTAAAAAATGTTCATGTGTTTGATTGTAACAGAAAGTGACCCTAAAGGGATTTGAACCCTTGTTATTCCCGTGAAAGGGGAGTGTCCTAGACCAACTAGACGATAGGGCCAAAAGGACGGTGGTCGATCACCGTTGCCAAGGTGGAGTTTAATTAAAACGCATCGTCATCGTCATCCCAATCATCGTCCTCATCGGACTCTTCATCGGAATCAGAATCTTCAAACTCTTCGTCTTCGTCATCCCAATCATCGTCCTCATCGGACTCTTCATCGGAATCAGAATCTTCAGACTCTTCGTCATCTTCAAAGTCATCGTCATCATCCCAATCGTCATCCTCGTCTTCTGAGATGGGATCGTAATTGGAAGGATCGGCGGGATCCAATGCGAGGAGTTCAATCTCCATTTCCATGAGATCAATGATTGGCATCAGTTGTCCTCCTTCACGGGGAAGACATCGGACTCCTTGACCCAAAAGTGTTCATAGGGAGCGGTGTCCCCAATCCATTCAGGGGAGTACACGCTGACAAGGAACTGCGAACCCCACACGGGATCGCGCTCCACACGCTTGACCTGACCGACCTTATTAAGTGACTGCACGAACACCTTCTGTGGCTTCGGGCGCGGCTTGCTTTCCAACTTCTCTGACATTACAATATACCTCTTATGAGGATTTACACGCCGACTCCAAACGCTTGGAGTGTCTTCGGCGCGTTGGAATGAGTATAACCCATGCAGATTCTTTTGTCAACCCCCTTGACAGAAAAATCTCTTATGATAAGATAGAGCGTATGGCAATCAATTCAGAGAAAGCCCATTGGGGTCTAGAGCCTCAATGGACAGACATTTCTAAAGATCCAATTGAACAGTCCTGCGCTCTTGCTAGGGCAGAGAATTGGTATCACCATATGGCGAGTGAGGATGACCGCCGCCGTTGGATTTTTGAATTTATGAAGTCCCATAAGTTTACGGACGCACAGATCAAGTCATACGGTCGCACGGGGCGAGTATCGGTAGATGCCGATGAAGTGGCTCCGAACGAGCCAGGATGCAATCTAGGGGCATTGGCGCGGCTTGTGACGCTAGGTGCGCCTGTTCCTGAAGTCCGCAAGGAGAGGCTCCTGCATGGAGTCCGATATCTTGTAGCCAAGGGGCTGACCATCCGTGAGGAAGAAAAGGCGGATGCAGTTCCCAATATTCAAGATCGTATCCGCGAACAAGTTTCAAATTTGATCGCTGAACTTGAGCAACTTGAAGATGCATTCTTTGTCGGCAAGACAACCGAATACAAGGGCTGCAAGGATATTGAAGATTACATCAAGAGCAAGAACATTCGTGGGGTTCAGGCTAGCCGAGTCGCTGAATGGTTCAAGCGCAGAATTGATCCGATTGAGACCGTGCTTGAGGGCAAGGCAGACGAGCAGTTGAAGGAGGGATACTCCATCTACAGCAAGAAGCAACTCAAGGAATACTTGAAGTGGCTCAACTGTCTCATCATCGCGTGTCAGCATCAGGTTGAAGTCTCAAAGAAACTTCGTGCGCCTCGCCGCCGTAAGCCCAAGGATCCCGTCAAGGCAGTCAAGAGCCTGAAGTATAAGAAGGAAGATACGACTTGGAAGATCAAGTCCGTTGCTCCTTATCGGATTATCGGCGCAGAAAAGGCGGTCTTGTTCAATACCAAGACAAGAGTTTGTACCATCCTTGAAGCAGAGACCCGCGAGGGACTTTCTGTGAAGGGAACTACGATCATTGGATTTGATTCTTCAAAGTCCAAGTCCAAGAAACTTCGCAAGCCCGAACCCCTCCTCAAGGCTATCCGCGAGGAAGGCGGCATTCGTTCTGTAAAAAATGCATTTGGTCAGTCTAATACGGCAGAAAAAGATGCAAAGGGTCGGGTAAATGAGGATACAGTAATCCTTGTGACCTACTAAATAGGTAGGACAAGGAGCATACACCATGCAATTACTGATCTCTGAAATTTTGACCAAGGTCGCTGAACAGAAGACTCCAAAGGACAAGGCGAATGTTCTTCGCGCTCATTCGACAACTGCATTGCAGGAAGTCCTCCGATATGCTTACGATCCAAAGGTAACTTGGTATTGCGAAAAAGCACCACCATATACCGCCGATCCTGCGCCCGAAGGATTGGCATATACTACGCTGATGATTGAATACCGTAGATTCTACTTGTACACCAAGGAGAATCCCGTGGCAGAGAAGCGTAAGAATGAACTACTCACTCAACTATTAGAATCCCTTCATCCAACGGAGGCAATGGTTGTGGAGCAGATGATTGCTGGAGAGATTCCAGGAATTGACCGCGAGGTTGTTGATCTCGCATTTCCAAATTTAATTTCTACAAAGGTAGTAAAGGCATGAGTCAGCAAGGTAATGTTGATCGGGATGGTCGTCCACTAGAACGAGCCGATAGCAGAACAAGTCAGAAGAAGCATTTGAAGCATCATCGCAATTTGTCAGATAGTCTGGCAACTCACGATATTGAAGAAGATGATTTCTTCTACGAGACAAAGGAGAAGTTCCACCGTGGTCGCTGATCCAAGAACCAAGCCAGAAGATGAATTTGAAGATCTAGAGGGGGATGTCCATGAGGAAACTCCTTATGAGACAGAACGCCTCACGCGCATACGCGCACACGCGGGTGTACACGCGCACACGCCCGAGTGGGCATACGCGCCCGAGAGCGCACGGGCGCAGAGGCGTGAGCGTAATCAGTTTTGGAGCAGGGTACTGTAACCGTACTTGCAGATGAAATAAGAGTCCACGATATCGGATACGGGACTCGCTACTTTCTTGGAATCGGGGCTGATCTCTTTTTGGAGGTTAGCCCCTGTTTCTTTTACAAAGGCATCATACATCTTGTCCTTGTCGGCGTTGCCCTTGCCACTTGCAAACTTCTTGACAACGGTAGGACCAACAAGATGGAATGGAACTCCTGCCTTCCACATCTTCCATTTCAACAATCCACCATTCTCACCAAGATTGAAGACTTTACCCTTGGCTCCAAGAGCGTAGTCTTCCATGTAAACAAGATCGCAATCCTTGACAAGATCCAATGCCCAATTTGAAATCTTGTCGTAACGATCTTCACCTCTGCCAAACTCATAGACTTCCCATTCAGGATAATCCCAACCCTTGCAATACAATCCTGAAGCCGTATACACAGTTGCGTGTTTCTTGGTTTCAGTAAGGTAATGCGACTTGCATTGAGAAAGAGAAAAGCCATCACCGCTATGAACGGTAATGGCTGGTGAGCAGAGGGAGTAATCTATTCCTGCGATCTTCAAGCAGGAGTATTTAGTACTTCTACTTGAGGAACAGGCTGACTATTCAACTTTTCCTCTAGAACCTTCTTCTCCTTTTCAAGAATTTGAACTTGTGCCTCCAACAGAATGTTGTCAGCAGTCAGTTGATTTACCTTCTTGTGAAGAATTGGAATGAGGATGGTTTCGTTGTAATTCTCTGTCGCTGTTTGCTGTGCTGGTGTGAACATGGTTTCTCCTTATGATTGAGTTAGATCTACTACTTCGCATACCCCTGCGCTACAAGCAAAGGTCTGCGTTCCCTTTGTGGTATCTTCCTTCTCATAATTTGAAAGAAGCGACCAATCAATACTCTTTGGCATCTTCGCTAGCATTGCCTCATATTCTTCCTTGGTGCAATCCTGATATGGGGCTTGCTTGTAGGAGTGTTCGGAGTGTGGTAGGAAAGAGATACCAGAGATACTGTCAATATGCTTGTATACCCATGCACCGACTTCCAACCATTCGTGTTCGCGGACGGTGATGGTGACTGATGGCTTATGTTCACACCAGAAGTCTTGATACATCTTCCAAAGTTCAAGATGCTCAATCGCGGTAATGTCATTGCGAGTGGGCGATCCGTGTGGCGACTTCATTGGGAATGAGAATACCATCGTATGATCAGGACGCATGACACAAGGCTCTGCGGGAATGCCCTGATCAATCATAAACTGACAGATCGGATCCTTCTGATCTGCACGGACGGTGCGAATGTAGTACTCGTTGTGACGAGCATGGATGCCGCTTGCAGCATCTACCAACTGCGATACCGTACCGCTTGGCTTGACACAGGTGATGGCAGCAGCAGGACTGATGCCCAACTTCCTTGCCCACTTTGCGTTGGTCTCAACGGCTGCTTGCTTCATATGACCAAGAAGAACTTCCAATCCATTCTCGCTACGAAGATAGGGATTATCAAGAATGCCTGTCAACGATACACCAAGCAGAGCCTCTTCCTCGCAGTTCTTCTTCCATTCGCTTGAGATGTAGCGGAAGTTGGTGAGTGAGGCTTGCCATGTACCAAGGATGGCAGCAAGTTTGACCTTGCGAACCAAATCATCGGGGGTGTCATCGTGACGAACTACAACTTCGGATAGATTGCAGAATTCACGGTCACGCAGGATGATTTCGCTGCAAGGATTGGTTCCGAAGTCAAAGTTTGGATCACGGCGATCACCCAACTTCTCAACCTGACGCTTGGATGCATCACGATTAAAGATGCCACGCTCACCGCTCTTTGACTTATAGAGCGATACCCATTCGTCCATGAATGTTCCGATTTCAGGACGCTCCTGATAGACAGCAGAGTTATTGGCGAGTGCGCGTTGTGGATCAATCACCCACCATTGACCGACCTTTGCATTACGCATACGCTCGTCATTCAGATCCGACAGACTGATGAGAGCAGAACGGCGAACGCCACCAACAACAACGATCTCTGCGATCTTGCAGACAATATCGTGGCATTCAATAGATGTCAACTTGCGACCCTTTGCCTTTTGGAAGGTGTCGGATGTAAACTTGAAAAGATCAACAAGTGGTTCGGGACCAGATGCACGACCGCCGAATGTCTTCAGCCGTGCGCCCTTAAGACGAACCTTGGAGACATCCCACTTTGGAAGTTGACCAGAGATGAGAAGACTGACCAATTCCTTGTATGCCTTTGCCCAACCGATCTTGGAATCTTCAACAACGATGACGGTATCGCTTGGGAAGAACTCTTCTGCAACTGTTGGCAACTTCTGCACAAAATGATTTTCCACGCTGAAGCCTACGCCTGTTCCGCACATGAGAACATACAGTATCTCATCAAACGAACGAACGCGATTGACTGCAACGAAGGCGCAGTTGTATCCCGCAACATGATCGCGCTCAAGAGCAGGACCAGCAGTCATCAATGCTCTCATGGAAGGCATGACCTCAAGATTGAGGACTGCTGTCTCCAACTCCTCGCGCTGCTCCTTGGTGATCTTGTTGCCAAGGTGCTTCTCAAAGAAATCAAAGTAACGAGCAACTGTCTCTTCCCATGACTCTCTGCGATTCTCCGATTCAATCCATCGGCTGTAGCGCGAAAGATGGATGAAATCCTGGTACAAAGTGGGAAGTCCGTGTTCGCTCATGTGTTTCTCCTAGTTAGTGGGTGAGGATATTTAGAGCGAATGATACTCCGATTACCCCAACAAAGCAAGTGATTTGTAGTAGAAAGTGAATGTTAAAAGTCTACAGCGTTAATTCGTATTATTAGAAAATTACTTATACTTTTACTCAAAGTAGCCGTTTACACCAACGCTGCCTGTTACTACAAGGGTGTTGCTTGTGACTGTACCAAACGGACGAGCAATAACAGTAAAGTATTTACCCGAAGGAACCACTAGCGGCGGATTGAAAGTCATATCAAATCCTGGCTTCATGGTTCCTGCTACATCACCTGCGGTGAAACCTTGTCCACCTATCACGGTGGCTTTTCCTGCGGTGGTTGTGGCTGCGTCAGCCGTTGAAGTAGCAACCGCAGAGTTTTCAACTTGCACAATATACGACAAGAAAATAGCATTTGCAGTTGCACCCACAGATGCACTCGTATCTCCAATACGAACACCCGTGACATACAGCGTCTTGCCAGGAATTGCAGCGGTGCCTATTGGATTGAGATATGCAAATAGGGGATAGTCTGTATCACTCAAAATGGTAGAGATTGCAGGAGATGTCCAAAGCCCACCGAGACTATTCAAGCCTGGGTTGGTTGTTGCTGACCATGAGCCTGCAATACGCGCTGTTCCGCTTGTGGGATGCCCAAGTGCGCCTGTTCCGCGAGTAACGGTTGGTCCAGGTGTACCACCGATCTGTATTTGATACGCACCTTGGTTATTACCAACCATTGCGTGCGACCACGGCTTGTTTACATTATGATCGCCGTAACCCACATTCACATATCCAACATAAATTTGACGAGCCACAGGGGTTATGCCCAAATTTATCATTCGGAAACCAATTGGCAAGTTTGATGAAC